AAAACGCCAGAGAAATCGAAACTCCCATTGTATGATTGGTAACCTGATGCAACGCCAGTGTCAGACAAGATGTCAGTGCCTGAAAAGACTGAAGTAGTTCCGTTAAATCCTGAAACGTGCATGTATATTCTATCTTGAGCATCTCTTTTATCGACTTTGATTGAATACTTTACTTGACCACCATTGTCTATATTTAAATCTGATATATCGACAGTGTTTATAAAAGTAGTTCCCATGCCATCAACGCCCATTGTAGAAGTATTATTACCACTTCCTGTTATCTGAGCACACTTATCAGAACCTAAAGCGTAACAAGAACTACCTGAAGGCATGGATGCTGGGCCCTGGCCACCCCAATCAATATCCATATCGCCTTCTTTGTTAGATGATACATATCCATTACCTCCGTCTAGGATGTCTCCAGAATCTTCATTCGTTACTGTTGTAGTCGTAGTTGTAGTCGTAGTAGTCGTTGTGTAGATAATTTCTGTTCCCTTATCTTCTTCAGTTTTTTCTACAGTAACTTGTTCATCAATCGTAACTCCTGGTGTACAAAGACCTTCTACATCTGGTAGACAAGTATCTGCTTTAGAATAAAAGGATACCAGTAGTAAGAATAAACAAAGTTTTAAATAGAGTAGCATTTTGTGCATCACTAAACTCCTTTTCGGGTGGTTTATTTTCGGCAATATATTCTGATTTGTATTTACTGCCGTCTGGTATTTCATCAGGATTATTAGACCAATATTGTTGAGCTTCTATTCCGATAGAACCTCTAGCAGGGCACGGGGTTCCTGCATCGGTCATAGCATCCCAAACACGAGAGTCTTGACATAAGACAGATACTGCCGCAACCTTCATACCGTAAGCATATAGACTACGACTTAGCTTTAATTTTTGGCATAATTCATCATCTATAACTACACCTGTAGCTACACCAACTACGTTATTTTGCACACTAGCTCCCACACCAACTTTGCATATATCACTATTATTATTCATAATTGTAGGAGCATTTGCAGTAGGAGGCGTACTATTAGTTACTACTGTACTAGATACAGTGTTTGTTTCAGCATTAGAATTAATAGAAAAAAACATGATAACTACTGTCATAAAAGCACAAAAAAGATAAAAGTAACCTAGCTTCATTTTTTCTTTTTATGTTTCTTCCTTAAACTTTCTTTTCCTTTTTTAAATATACTAGCAACTTCTCTTTTTCCCATTACTTTGGCTCTTTGCTCACCGACAGTAAGGATTTGAATTTTTCGTGCATATGGTTTTTTAACTTTTCGCACTTTTGCAACCGTTTTCCGTGCATCAGTCGGAGTAGCAAATTTGATGCCAACAGTATCTTTTGGATTTTCATCTGTATATAATCTTCTACCACTTCCTTTAGGTTTTTTACCGGTTCCCTTTTTTGGATCGGCCATTACTTTTTAAATTTTTTAATAGCAAGATCTGATACTTTTAATCCAAACGAACTAGCTATAGCTGCCAATAACGCCCATATGTACCAGTCAGGTAACTCATCTAAAGTTATGAATCCATCTTTTAATTTTGTAATCCATTCAGGTTTATTTAAAAATATTGCAGCAAAAACTATAATGAGTGGAATCGAGAGGATAATTGTGAACCATTCGTCACGCCAAGAATTTTGCATATTTTTTTGTGTTGCGATGGCGTAATCAATTTCGCCTTCAGCCATCTTTCTAACATGCGTTTGCTCAGCTTGAGCCATAAGTTTTTTAGTTTCAGTTTTAGTTTTAACAACGTCAACAACTCCTTTTAAAATTGTAGGAACTAAATTTAAAAGCATTATACGTTCCTCACAATATCTGCTAAATCATTTGCTCGATTAGGTGTTTGTTTAGCCCATCGGCTGTCTAACATTTCTGCTGAAGCTGTTACATAATCTTTA